AATGAAAATGAAAATGAAAATGAAAATGAAAATGAAAATGAAAATGAAAATGAAAATGAAACTATTTTACAAGTACATGCACACTATACTTTAAAGGAATTTGTTAGTGATGTAGTTAGTGTAACAAATAAATGTGTTAAAATTTTATTTAAAATATGTAATATTACAAAAAAACACACTTTTTTATTTTTAAAAGATATTAATAATGAAATTATTAAAGATATCATAAAAAATGATTAAAATAAAATGTTGCGTTATATTATAAATGAAAAATAGCGAACAATTACCCGGATATGCACCTCCATCTAATATTGGTTCGGAAATTTCGGGCGGCGGTAGAAAAAAAAAAAGAAAACTATCATCATGGAATTTATTTGTTATGGATTTAAAGAAAAAAAATCCTACAAAAACATTCAAAGATGTATTAAAAATGGCAAGTAAATTAAAAAAAAAAGGTATGAACACTGTAAAATTCGCTAAAAAGGTAGGTAAAAAAACTTTAACTAAATTAAGCAAACGTATGAAAAAACGCAAAACCTCTAAAAGGAAAACAGGTAAAAAATAAATTTAAATATATATTTTAATACTCTATTATGAATAATATAAAGTTTAATAATAATATAATATTTAAACTTTATACTAACCTTTTATCATCATATGATTTATCTGAAGAAATTCTTATTTATATTTTTGAATTTATTGTAGATTATAATACATTCGATAATCATTTTGATATTATTTTTGAAAAAAAAGATAGAATTACAAAGGATTTAGTTTTTAATAAAATTACTTTAAGTAAATATAATTTTGTATTTTATTTTACTGTATGCGTATTAAATAAATTTTTTTATTTAAATCGAAATATTGTTATACCTTACATGAGAATTGATATTAATTATTTTATTAATCATTTAGACAATATTAATTATTTAGAAAATATTAATAAATATAATAAAATTTTATTATTAAAACTTTTTTTTGTTATTTTTTATGAATTTAATAATATTGAGAATTATTATTCTATATTTTATAATTTAAGTTACTACAATAATATAAATAATTTATGTATAAAATTATGTAAAAATAGCAATAAGTTAGAGTTAAGTAGGAGAAGTTAATTGATTCGCTTCGTTTGCTTCCTTTGCTTCATTTTCTTCAGGTTTTTCGATTGCTTCATTATTATCCCGTTTTTTAGGTGTAAAATCTGGAGGTGGAAAAATAATTAATTTATTAAGTATTAAATTATCTGTGTAATAATTGTGTAGTAAATACAATATATATATATTTATTTTGTTACTCGGATCGTCTTGATATACTTTATTTAAACTTTTAAAAAAATCTTTATTATAATAAATATTATCTTTTTCTTGTTTATATTCTATTATTTTAATCATATCATCTTTATGATAATATATTATTGTATCTATACATTCTTTAATACTTGTTAAATTTTTATCTAGTGGTTTATTACCTAATAATGATAACTTATCGTAATTGTCTATATAATAATGTAAATATGTACAAATAATTAAATGACTTTTAAAAGAATCTGAAAAATCATAACTCATTATTTTACTTATAATATTATTGAATGGTAATTGATAATACTCTTCTATATTAAATAAATTTATTAATTCGTTATAATATCTTTCTGTTTTACTAATTTTAATTCTACTTTCACTTACACTAATAAAATTTCTATATGTATCTAATACAGTGTGGAAATAAGAAATTATTTGACTTATTATATCTCTTATTTCTTTATATTTTTTATTTTCTTTTATTTGTGAACGGTTTTTAGATGTTTGTTTCTTTGCCTGTTCGCCATTTGCATGATTGTCTGATCCTGGGTATATTGATACATAATCTGGCCGCACATACGACGGACTTAGTGGCGGTTGCGACGGAGATGGTGGCGTACTCAACCTTCTTCTTTGTGATTTTCTTCTCGTCGACGAGGAGGGGGGTCGGGTCGACGAGGAGGGTTTTCGGGGCGACGAGGAGGGGGGTCGGGTCGACGAGGGGGGCTTCTTCTTTCGGGTATTTCGCTTTTTGGTCGGCTGTGGCGATGAGGGAGAGAGGGGGGGCGCACCAAGTCCAGATGATACGGGTGATGGACCAAACGGTTGGTCTAGTGTTATCCCATTTACTTTTTTATTTGTATATGGAACTTGTTTAGATACGCTGTCGGGAATGGGCGGACCGGCTAATCGGGATGAACGACGAGGATTTACTTGTTTCCTCATTATATATTATAATTTATAATTTTTATAATAAGTTTAAACTTATGTCTCCTAGACCATTTGAGATATCTATAAAAGTATTTGTATTCTCTTTAATCGTGTTTAATTTATTGCTTATATCATTTAATTGAGTAGTAATCGTATCTGTGTCTGTAAAATTTTCTTTACATGAATAATAATTTTTGTATATTTCATTAATTAAGATTATTAGTATAAAAATTATTATAGAAATTTTCTTAATGTTTTTTATTTTCATGATATATTATTATTATATATTAATATCTTTTAATAATATATAATTTAATGGTAAGATATAAAAAATGCTCAAATAAGGTAACTTGTTTTAATACATTTTACTTATTGACTGTTTTTTTTTTATTATCTATTATTATATTTCTATTGTATAATAATAATAAATATTATAATAATGAAAATATAATTAAACATACACACTCTTTAAATCATTTTCCTTTTTTTAATTCAAGTCATAATATTCAACCTAATAGTGGGTATAATATGTTAAGACCATTAGCAAATCCAGGAATATCGTATAATGAAGATCCAAAAGATACTTTGTTAAATCCATACAGTCCACCAATTCAATATAATGAAAATCATAAATATAGACAAATTGGATATTTAAAAAACTTACAATATGGCGACAAAATGTTTCCTATTTTTGCTAAACCCGTACATTTAAGAAGAGATAAATGGTATTATTATACTATACATGATAATATTAAACTCCCTATTTATACATCAGATGGTCGTAAATGTTCTAGTGAACATGGTTGTGATTCATTAATGAATGGAGAAAATGTTAATGTTGAAAGTTTAAATAATTCATTTACTGTTCAAACGTATGATAATAACACCTTAACATATGATCCTATAATTTAGTTACAATAAAATTGATTTATATAATTATTATTATTATAATTATATAAAATGGAAAATAATACTACTGAAATTAATATTGAAAATGCTGTTAAATTGTATTTAGAAAATATGACTAAAACTGAAAAAGATGCTTATTGTATTGCTGTTAATTTTCTTGAAAGTAATTTTGATGTTGAAAAATCAATTGGGTTTACTAATTTTTTGAAAAAAAATAATTATATAATTAATAATGATGTAAATTAGTTTTCCTTACTTTTATAATTATTATATGATATATTTTTTATATTACAGTCTTTTATTTTATATATTTTTTCATATTCATTTATATTTCCCTTATATATAAATTTATTTTGTTTCACATTTTTTAAAAGTTTCCTTTTATTTTTTTTTTTGTAAAAGATATTTATAAAACCACTTGATTCTTCTTCGTCTTCGTCTTCTTCTTGTGCGTCTGGTTCAATATCATCTGGATTTTCATCTGGATTTTCATCTGGATTTTCTTCTAAATCATAATTTTTAATATAAGTTAATTCTTCATTATCTGTAAATAAATTAATACACTCTTTTGTTATTACATAATTCCTACAAACAGCATTTAATACTTTATAATTTACATCACTTTTTGTATAATATAAATATCCTTCTACAGAGTCATCATATAATATTATTATTTTATTATTATGTGAATATGGTAATTCATTTGTGTAATGATTTTCTTTATTTTTTAAACTCTTTATAAATTTTTTATTATCATTCGTATATTTTTTTTTAATATTCTCATCATTTAATATTTTATTAAATGTTTCATAATTATTATTAATAAAGTCTATGTATTTATTGTATTCAGCTTCTTCTTCTTCTTCTTCTTCTTCTTCTTCTTCTTCTGAATTTTTTAATAAATATTTATTTGTTATAAATTTTGATACAATAAATGTTGAAATAAAAGTACTACTTGTTAAAATAGAGAATATATATACTAATTTATACATCATGTTAAAATTAATATTGCTCTTTAAAAGATATAAAAATATTAAATAAGCGGGTGCCTTTATCATATATGTTTTTTTAAAAATCATTATATTATTATATAAATAACTTGAAAACATTTATATTATTTATAATTATTATATTAACACTTTTTATCTGTAAATGTATTTTTAAAATTTGTATAATTAAAAGTAGAAATTAAACCTATTACACCTATTAATATTATAAGTATTATAAATATATTATTTGTTTTGTATATTAATTCTAATGTTTCTTGTAATTTTTCTTGATCTTTAATTATGGAAGAATAGTATATTTTAAATTTATCTAAGATTAATAATAATAATAATATTATGAAAACTAAAGTTATGTAAAATTTATTAGTTTGAAAAAGCATAATTACAAAAATATAAATTATTAATGTATAAAATAAATTTAATAGAGGATTTATAACATTTTCATCATTTATATTTATATCAAATAATAAATATAGAAAAAAAATCATTATAAAATGATTAATATATTTATTTTTTATTATGTTATTACAACCAAATATATTTAAAAATAAATTATTTGATAATGAGATTATTACAATGAAAAAAATTATTATATATTTTATTTTTTCTGTATTATTATTTGAAATAATATTATAAATATCCATATATTATATTATAATATTTTAATACCTAATACCAGTTATTTATTGAATTTTCTATTTTTCCATTTTTTAAATTTATCTTTTTATAATTATTATTTATATCATCGTGAGTAATTATTATTACTGTTTTATGTTTACTTATTTTATTTATTGTATTAAATAAGTTTTGTTTATTTTCTTTATCTAATGATGCGGTTGGTTCATCTAAAATTAATATTTTAGAATCTCTTAATAATGCTCTAATTAACCACACTATTTGTCTTTGACCACCTGATATTTTCATTCCATCAAATCCAACAGTTTCATCCATCTTTTTATTAAAAGTATCTATTATTTCATCATTTAAATTTAATTTTTTTAAATTATCTAAAATTATTTTAATTTTCTGTTCTTTGTTTTCATATATATTATCAAAACCATACATTATATTTTCATAAAGCGTACGATTTAATAATTTGGGTTTTTGTGGAATATAAAATATATTTTTATATAATTCATCTTTTGATATATCTTTTATGTTTACGTCTCCTATGTATATGTCTCCTTGTGTTGGATTTATTAATTTTAATAATAATTTCACTAATGTAGTTTTACCACTACCTATTTTTCCTATTATTGCAATATTATCATTCTCTAATATTTTAACATTTAAATCTTTTAATATGTTTTGATTTTCTTTATATTTAAAATTCAAATTTTTAAATTTTATATTTCCGTTTTTAAATTTTTTACGCAACTTTGTATCATTCTCTTCGTCATCTTCTTTTGAATTTTTATTAAAAAATAATTCCATATCTTTTACCTGACTATATGTATCTACTACATTTCTTACCGCCCAAAATGATTCATTAAATAATGATAAAATACTATATGTTATTATAAATGATGAAACAAAGGTTTCTTTTGAAATATTATTTTTAGAATATTCTTTGTATATTAAGTAATTTAATAGTATAAAAGATATTATATTAAATAATCCAAATACAATTCTTATTATAAAATTCATGTTTAATGCTTTATTAAATAAATTTACAAATGGTTTAAATTTGTCGTGTAATATTAATTTTTCTCCTTTATCATTTCGACATATTATTATAGATATAAAGTTATTTAATATATCTTGAAAATGTGAATATATATAATCTTTTGTTCTTTCTCCTTCCATATCTACCTTTAAAGTTAATTTGAATGATATATATTGTAACATACATATTCCTATTAACAAAAATATAAAACATACACAAACATCTAAAGATATTGTTGAATAGTGATATATACATATACTCATTGTAACTATTTGGGAAAATATAAAGGTTCTCAATAATTCTAAATATTTATATATTAACCAAGGTAATTTTGTTATTTTTGCTATTATTGCTCCAATTTCAATATTATCATAATCTAAATTTGTATTATTTATCAAGTTATCAAATATTTTTTGAATACAATATTCAGAAAATTTAGGTACTAACATTCCTTGTACTTTTTGTAAAGATGCAAACAATATTTGAATTGAACTATATATTAATAATAAAAATATCAATAAATTAAAAAATTCATTCTTTTTTATTTTTGCATCACTTATATTTGATATTACCTTACCATAGTATTTAGGTAATCCTATTTTTTGTAATGGATATGTAAATAATAATATAAAACATAAAAAAAATGTTAATTTATTCATATTTATGTACTCTAATAAATAATCATTTATATTTACTTTATTCATTAATATTAATATAATAATATATATTAATTTATAAATATGAACCGGTTATTATTTGAGGAAGTAATAAAATGTTATTATTTAATAAAAATTATAGAATATGTTTCAGAAAAACAATCTGAAAATGAATTATTTATAAAAAATAAAACACAAATAATTTCATTATTCGAAATATTAAAAAAATTTATTAAAAATAAAGATCCAGAATTTTATAATTATTTAATAACTACAGATACAACTGAATTAAATAAAATAATTTTGGGTATTAATGAAATTATTACTTATAACGGTAGAACAATTTCTATATTTAGAAAATTTAATATTGATGATGTAATATCTTCTATTGTATCTGATGTCTACGGAGATATAATGAATTTACAAAAAAGAACATTTGGTGATTTAGAAATTGATGGAGATATTTATAGATCTCAAGCAAGAGAAACAAGAGAATATCAAAGAGAAATTGATGATAATATAAATGATAGAAGAAATATTATTGATGAATTATTAGCATTTATGAATTTACAAAGAATAAGAAACCGTACACGTAATGAACATTCGGATAATGGTTCTAATAATAATGAACCTTCGGATAATGGTTCTAATAAAAAAAAATATGATAATTTTTTAGATAAAAGCAAAAGTATAACAATCTATTATAAAAAACTTTTAAATATTGTTAGTGATTATATTCAACGATTCGGCGCTCAGAGCGAGGCTGATGCCGCCGTCCCGGCGGCGGGTGTTCCAATGACTTCGTCAGTATTTTCAACCGCACGGCAAAGTGACGGTGTAGAAGAAACAAAAGGAGAAACAAAAGGAGAAACACAAGAAGTACAAGAAACAAAAGAAAACCCCGCATCTGCCGCGGCGGAAGAAGTGGATCCATCGCCATCGCCGTCGCCATCTCCATCGCCATCTCCATCGCCATCGCCATCTGTAAAACCATCTGTTGCTGCAAAAAAAAAAAATAGTAAAAAAATGTCTAGACAGGATTTAGAAAAACAGAGAAAAAAAATAAATGATTTAAATAATAGACTTGAAAAATTATTAATACCAGAATTACCAGATGTACCAAACGGAAAAATAAAAAAAAAAGATGTACAAGATGCTTTAAAAAAAAGAAAAGCAGATATACGAGATGCTTTAAAAAAAAGAAAGGATTTAGATGAACTAGATGAAATAGAACGATTATTAAACGAAGAAAAAAAAAGTGAAATAGAAAAATTATTATTTCAATCATTTGGAGATGATGAGGCAGACTATAATAATCTTTCTGCTGCCGCTGCTGCCGCTCCCGGTCCTGCTGCCGCTCCCGATGCTGCTACTGCTGCCGCTCCCGATGCTGCTACTGCTGCCGCTCCCGATGCTGCTACTGCTGCCGCACCCGATGGTGCTGCCGCACCCGATGCTGCTACTGCTGCCGCCGTCCAAGGATCATTTGTTAGTTCATTTGATGTGAGGTCGGCGGGACCGATGATGGGCACGAGGGAGCCGTTGAGGAAGAACACGGTAGGCGGCGGCCCGCGCGAGGGGGGCAAAAATAGTTTAAGTGATTTAAAAGAAAAAACTTTAAATTTAGAAAGTAATATATTACAGGAATTGAGCAGTTTACTATTAATATTAAAGGACATGCCTACAATTATTTCTAATAAATATATTGAGGACATATATAAATCTATTAAAATTATTAAAAACTTAAATAATAAACTAAAAGAAACTTCTGTAAAGACTTATCAATATCAATATAATGAGAATTTAAGCAGATCCCCTACCAAAATGGGACTAATGACAAGAATACCGCCTTCTTTATCGCCTTCTTTACCGCCTTCTTTACCGAATACATCTTCATCTAAAGTAGAGGATAAACAAGATAAAAGTAAATTATTTGAAAGTGATTTATATGATAATATAATATCATTTTATACAAATAATTAATAATTTAAACTATATTTGTAATTTAATATATTTTAATATAATATTATATTATAATATATAAAATGACTAGTATTACTTCTTTTGAGGCAATTTTAACCCAACAAACAACCAGTGCATATCTTGCTAATTTTACCGGAACCGCAACCGAAGATAATGTAGCGAGTAATGTAAATGGTTATATTTTCGATATGTTTGCAAGTGACGTTTCTATGACGGTTGATCCGTCATTTGCAATTGCTGTAGCAGATTATCAAGGTCACCCGGACGTTGACGCTATAGCAGAAGTTTCTTATCCAGCAACTACTTTTGATGATTTAGTTAGTGTTGTATTAGATTCCGCTGATATAAGCGACAATGATATTTCAGATGTTAAATTTGTTGTAAACAGTATTAATCCATTTAGTAGTATTGTTTTCTCTGATTCAGCTATAAAGAATGGTGCTGAAAATATTACATATGTTGATCAATCATTGCCGTCTGATATGGTTCGGCATATTGCTAAAGATGTTACAGGCGGTTATGCCGTTGCAGATATATTTACAAATGAATCCGAATTAAGAAATGGTATTATTGCATTGGATAGTGAATTATCGCAAGATATCAGTGGTGATATTGATTTGTTACATACTTTTACAACAGTTACTAATAGTAACGGGGTTGATATGCAGACTGCCTTAGCAAGTGACACAAATGATTTGTTTTTTACTTCGTCACACACATTATTCCAATTAACAATGTCTGCATCTGTTTCTGACGCATCTGGAAGATGGCATCAATTCCTTTATGATCTTTCTAATAATTCTACAATCGTAACTGGCCCGGGCTCAAATGTTGCCGTAGGTGCAGACGATGTGTCGGGCGATCACGTAGAATCAATTAAAGTACCTCTTAAATTTTTGCCCGGTGACGCAATCGCCATCAGAGTCCAATATGATCCTGGGGCGAATAATCCGCCATTGGGCAGTAATGTAATTACACCTAGATCTTATAAATTACTTGTATCTCTTACTTAGACTGTAATTTAATATATTTATTAATTTATATATTATGTTACAAACATTAGGCAATGCGGATTGTATTACTGAATTTACAGTATCTTCTACAAATTTTGATAATTTATTTTATGTTAAATTAAATACAAGCGATATTAGCAATATTGATTTATCTAATGTATTATTTAAAATAGATTATAATAATAATCCATTTGATAATATAGATTTTTCAAAATCAAATATTAAATATGGTTCTGAAAATGTTATATATAGAAATCAAAAAATTTATGTGGATATGGTAAGACATATCGCCAAAGATATTACTGGCGGATATGCTGTTGCTGATATTTTTTCCAATGAATCTGAATTAGCAAATAATATTGTTTATTTAGATGATATAATTTTACAAGATATTAGTAATATTTTACATAATGTTTCTACATTAACAATTAATGGAATTAGTAACGAAACTATTAATACAATAAACAATCAATCACAATTAAGATTTTTAAAATGTATTAGTAAATTATTTGAAATAACAGTCAATGATATTTTAAATAATGAATCATCCTATAATTCTAGAACATTACAATTTTTAAATGATATCAGTAATAATGATTTAAATAATGATTATGTTCCTATTAAATTTATTCCGGGTGATGCAATTACTATTTATGTATCTTATGATCCAAAAAGTAGTATATTTAATTCTAATAATACTATTTTATCTAGAAGTTATAAAATATTAATTTGTTTTACATAAATTATTTATTTTATTATTTATATGAATGGCAAAATAGATGCCGGAGCAAGTTCTAGTAATTCACTTTTTACTAGTTCGACAGGTTCTAGTCCGAATGATTATTTAATTAAACAAGATTTTTATAGATTACAAATATTATATAATAGAATTTTGCTTCAATTAGATCCAGCAATTACATTATATAATAATGGTAATTTTGAAGATTTTATGAACAGTATTAGTGAAGAAGAGTTACTTTATTTTTCAACTGTTCTGAATAATGATAGTATTTTTTATATTGATGATAATGTTCCAACTATATATTCAGATTATAATAAACAAACTGTTAAAAAT